GCGCCTAGAGCAAGTTATTGAGAATTTAAAGGGCCAATTGAAAATTGTTTAATGGTTCTACATACTTGCAATACACCTGCTTGCATTAACCCCGAGCAATTATATCTAGGCAATAGTAGACAAAATGGCACGGATATGGTTGCTGCGGGGAAATGCAGGAAAGTTTAAAGCAACAGGAAACAAGAATGGTATGTTTGGCCGAACAGGAGCTTTAAACCCTATGTTCGGTAAGAAACATTCTCTAGAAGCCATTGCTAAAATGTCCCAACCGAAACCAAGGCGTATAGCCTAAAATAACCCGTGGCGGTGCTACCCCTAGCCCGCCGCGTTTTGGCCTGCTGTAGCCCCGGCTAGTAGGCTGCATACCCACAATTTATAGGTGCAACAATGCAAAAAGTATTACTCTCCTCCGGTGGTATGGATTCTTGGCTTCTGGCCCACGAGCCAGAACTTGCTGGTGCAATCCACTTGTTTGTCGACATTGGACAAAAGTACACCAGCAAAGAACGTACCGCATCTGCGGACCTTGCGTTTGAGCTGGGTGCAACTTGGGAACGTGTGCAAGGTCCCAACCTCGGCCAGTACGAGCACAGCACGGGAATTATTCCTTTCCGCAATGCGCAGATGCTTTTGTTGGCTGGTCTGTACGGAGAGGAAATTTACTTCGGCGTTATTGCCGATGAAATTAATAGCGATAAAAGCCCCGAGTTTGTGCAAGCCATTCAGGACACCATGAATATTAGCCACAGGGCACAGTATTGGACGCATGGGAAGAACTACAAGATACTTACGCCATTTCGCCAGTACACAAAGAGCGAATTGGTACGGCGTTTCCTAGCGAATGGCGGAAGCCTTGACCGATTGCTTACATCGGTATCCTGCTACGATGCGGGAGACCAACACTGTGGTCGTTGCCCCAGTTGTTTCAAGCGCTGGGTTGCATTGGTAAATGCTACCAACCAAGATAACTGGGAGCAGTGGGGCTTTGTGCAACATCCCTACACTTGGAAGTCGCGTGGAGAGTGGTACACAAAGATGAAGGATTACAGCGAAGAACGCGCCGGGGAAATTTTTGGTGCCTTTGTTACTGCTGGCGAAATGCTTACGCTTAAAAAGAAATGAATCTTTTCCTTGCCGCTGTCTATACCAATAACTATTGCGATGGGCAACCGCGCAATGCCGAACTAAACGAACGCGAAAAAGAAATTTTCCGTGGGATACCAAACATACTCGAAAGTTACCATTATGTTGAAAAGCAACAATATGTTGATGCAATGCGTGCTAATGGTGCCAAAGTTTTTCTTGATTCTGGTGCTTTCTCTGCTAAGTCTCTTGGGGTTAATATCGATATTAATAATTATTGCGACTACATCAAGCGCAATGCTGATATTATCCGTGTCGAGGATGGTGTACTCATGGCATCGGTACTTGACGGAATTGGCGACCCATTAAAAACTTGGCAGAACCAACTCTACATGGAGTCTCAAGGTGCAACCCCTTTACCCTGTTTCCACTTTGGCGAAGACGAAAGGTATCTCGAATGGTATATTGAGCGATACCCATATATCACAATCGGAGGCATGGTTCGTACTAAAGCCGAAGATGTTATGCAATGGCTTGACCGTATATGGAACAGGTACTTGGTAGATGGAGCAGGTCGGCCAAAAGTTAAAGCCCATGCATTCGGAGTTACCACAATATCTCTCATGGAACGGTACCCGTGGCATAGTGTTGACAGTTCCTCCTGGATTCAAGCGACGGCTTTTGGAAGTATTTACACATCAGAATATGGCCCCATTTGCGTGTCAGATCAATCTCCAAGCAGGCAAGACATGGGACGGCACTTTAGCACCTATTCTGAGATTGAAAAGCACCAGCTTTACAAACTTCTGGAAGCAAAAGGGTTCAGCTACGAGCGTTTATCCAAAGTATATCAAAGCCGCGCAGGGTACAATGCGTTAGGCTATATTGAGCTGGGCAATTTATTAAACGAACACTTTATGAAAGCTGACGGTATGTTAGATGTTTCCAAAGTGCAACAATTATTTTAATATGAACATACCCGATTTTAAACACAGTAACAGTAAGTGGGCAAAAACTGCGGTTGTCGAAGGAAAACAATACCAGACAAAATCTTGCGAAGTGTGGATGAAGATAAAATTTCGCTGCAATAGCCAAGCCTGTCATTCCCGGCAACCTGCTTATATTGGTTGCACAATGTCTCAAGAGTTTGAGGATTTCCAGTTCTTTGCAGAGTGGTGTCAAACACAAATTGGTTACGGCTTGCCGAATTACCAATTGGACAAAGATCTTTTAAAAGAAGGGAACACTATTTATTGTAAGGAATTTGTAGGTTTTATTCCACAAAGCCTTAACAAGTTCTTCGAAGTTAAAAATAAAGTTTTACCTTACGGAGTATTCCCATGCGCAAATAGTGATAACTACCAAGCAGTTATCACAGTTGACGGTAAAAAGAAGTACCTTGGCGTTTACAAATCTATTTTGGATGCTTTTACAATTACTAGAGTGCATAAAGAAGCCGAAGCAAAGAAATGGGCACAACGGTTAAAGGACGGCGAATTTGTTATCGACCCACGTTATATCGAACGTATGAAAACTTGGAGTGTGCCATGTTAACATCTTTGAAGTTTTGTGCAGGTTCCGTTGCGAAAAAAGATTTCGTGATCGATTTAAAACATTTTGCAATAGAGAACGGGCGCATTCGTGGCTTCAACGGTGTACTTGCCCTTAGCACGCCCATACCCTTTGATATCGATTGCAATCCAAATGCGGAGCAGCTTATAAAGGCTGTGTCTAAGTGCAACGACACAATCCAGTTGAGTCTTACCAAAGCAGGCCGCTTGTCTGTTAAGTCCGGTGTATTCAAAGCCTTTATCGACTGCGTGCAGGGTGAAACAAATCATGTGGAACCGGAGGGAGAGTTTGTAAACTTTGATGGGGAGTTACTTCTCAAAGGCATACAGGCATGCGCAGCGTTTATTGGAAGCGATGCTAGCCGTCCGTGGGCGAATGGTGTGCTTATCAAGGGGCAAAGTATTTTTGCCACAAATAACGTTATGTTGGTGGAATACTACTTGGGTTCCGATTTCCCAATTACCGTCAACATTCCCAAAGCGGCTGTAAGGGAGATGCAGCGCATAAACGAGGCACCCATTACAGCGCAGGTAACGGAAAGAAGTATTACGTTCCACTACACTGGTGACCGCTGGTTGCGAACACAGCTTTATGCAACGGAGTGGCCCGACCTGTCTAAGGTGCTAAACCGTCCGTCCGAACAGGTCCCCTTAGACGAGCGTATTTTCGAAGGCTTGGAATCTGTTAAAGCCTTTGTGGATAAAATGGGTACGATATTTTTAACACCAGAGGAAATGCGCACGCACGCCGATGAGCAAGAGGGCGCAGGGTTTGCATTGGAGGGGTTTGGGTTTGAGGGTAAATACAATATTGAGATGTTAAACCTGCTAAAGGACACGGCAACCACAATAGATTGGAGTACCTACCCCGGCCCCTGCATGTTCCAAGGCGATCGTATTCGCGGTGCGATAATTGGCATGCGTAAATAATCCCAGTACAATAGCCTACCGCTGGGGGCACGGTTAACTGCCTTACTTCTATTCTGGTAAATACACATGGCAATTCGCGCAGATTCTATTGGGCTGTTTTGGGAAGACGAAGTTAAGGTCAAGGCCCCACCAGTAGAAAAGATTAAGCGCACTCCGCCAGAACGTGTTTGGGAGAACCCCGACTACTTACCAGACCTAGAAATTGCCAAGCTGTTTAAGCCTGTGTTCTACGAAGAACACGAGTTGGCACAAATATCCGAACCGCTGGTATTTGACTCCGAGATTTATCCAAACTATGTGCTGCTAGCCTTCCGCGGAATAGACTCTAAAAAGTCCGTGTACTTTGAGATAGACAACAAGCCTTGCGGGCGCACTGCGCATCTGCCAAAGCTAAAATGGCTTTTGGAACACAAGTGCATTATTAACTTCAATGGCCGCAAGTTCGACTTTGTTATTGCCGCCTTAGTTCTACACGGCTGTACAACGGAACAACTGTGGGATGCAACAGCTATGCTTATCGAGCAAGGTGCGCGACCACAAGATGTTCTTGGAAAATACAAGTGTCCTAGACTGGGTAAAATAAACCAAATAGATTTGATAGACCTAACCGCCCTAAGCCCCGGCTTGAAGGTGTGTGCGGGTAGGCTGCACGCGAAGCGCATGCAGGACCTCCCGTTTGTACCCGGTAGGGCATTGACGGAAGACCAAATAGCTATTTTGTTCATGTACTGCTTTAATGACTTGGATAATACAGAGTTGCTATACCGTAGTCTGTTGGAACAGATTGCGGTGCGAGAAGATACGGGTAAGCGCTATAAGCTAGACCTGCGTAGCCACTCTGACCCACAAATGGCAGAGGCTATTATTTCCAGCGAACTAAAACGCATCACTGGTGCAAAGTTCTTCCGTCCAACCGCCCTACTTCCCGGGACGTGGTACAGATACCAAGTACCAAATTTTATCCAGTTCCAAACCCCAATGCTTAATGCGGTGTTGGAGAACGTTAGGAATGCTATATTCCGTGTGTCGGAAGCAGATGGCAATATTATTATGCCAGAGGAATTAGCGGCAGGGACGGTCGACATAGCAGATGGTAAGTACCAGATGGGTATTGGTGGGTTGCACAGTACAGAAAGTTCTGTGTGCCATGTTGCAGACGAAAACTACTTTATTGCGGATACAGATGTTACCTCTTACTATCCGACACTAATTCTAAACGCTGGCATCGCCCCAACCAATCTGGGTCGGGACTTCTTGAAAGTTTACAATAGCATTGTGAAAGAGCGTATTGCGGCGAAGCATGCTGGCAATAATGTGGTAGCAGATTGCTTAAAGATTGTGGTTAACGGAACATTTGGCAAGTTAGGCAGTAAGTATTCCATCATGTACGCGCCTAACTTAATGCTACAGGTAACCCTGACCGGGCAGCTTTCTTTGCTTATGCTTATTGAGGCATTTGAACTGGCAGGCATACAGGTTATATCGGCCAACACTGACGGCATTGTGGTCAAGTGCCTGCGTAGCAAGGAAGCCCTATTTAACGCGATAGTAAAAGGCTGGGAGCAGCATACCGGGTTCGGTACAGAGGAAGTTCGTTACAAGGGTGTGTACAGCCGGGACGTGAACAATTACTTTGCTGTGTACGAAAAACCACAGAAGAAAAAGCAGTTCAAGTTAAAAGGCGTTTACAGCGAGACGAACCCAAAGAAGAACGCTGTAAATGAAGTATGCATTGATGCTGCTACTGCCTTCATGGCGAATGGTACGCCTATTACGACCACAATACGCGAATGCCACCATCTGCGTAAGTTCACCACCATGCGCCGGGTTAAGGGCGGAGGGGTAAAAGACGGGCAGTACCTTGGGAAGATAATTCGCTGGTACTACAGCACGGAGGCACAGGGGGAGATTGTGTCTGCTACAAGCGGTAATAAGGTAGCTAGAAGTGAGAATGGCAAGCCTTGTATGGACTTGCCGGATGAGTTGCCAACAGACATCGACTATGCTTGGTACGAGGCCGAGACGTACAAAATATTGAAAGAGATTGGTTACGCTAGTAGGCCGCTGTAGCCGCTTAGGGCCTTTGGTAAGGGGTAGCCCCACCCCGGCAAAATAGGCGGCTTGGTGCCCCATTTTGCTGCCCTGCCGCCCTACTGCACTATTTAACAGGCCATGCGTCCGTTAAGGTTTGGACGTCGTTGGCGTGTCGATCAGCTTTTTCCGCCACCCCTGTATATCGCTCTGTGCATTGGTTGAGTACGTCACTGAGGGTAGCGGCTCGCTTAATGCAGGCTTCGGCGGAAAGACCTGCGAGTTGTCGCTGGGACTCTTCAAGCTCCACCCGCAGCCGCTCACGCTCGTCACGAGCAAGGCTAATAGCAATACGCAAATCGCGATCACGAACCTTCGCAGCATTCTGCGCTTCAATAACCGTATCTGCACGGCGAATAGACGTCGCGGCATTATCTCTAACTTCAACCAGTTTCTGTTCTGCATTGTCTTTCTCCTGTGAATCTCGGTGCCAGCCTTGTGCCGTCCAGCCTGAAAAGAATGCACCTGCCAATAGGGCAATAGTTCCAAGAATGTTATAAGGGAATGGAATCATTGTGGCCCCGCCTTTTCCAACTTTTTATCTTGGAAATCTTTCACCGTGGCCATTGTTTTATCGTAGGCAGCATGACCAACCGCATAGCCGCCATAAACCAGCCAAGTGTTAATATCGAAACCATTTTTCCAGGTATTAATAGACACAAACACTGCCAGTAAAAAGTGAAAGGTAGATGCCGATAACTTAGTTAGCGACATGCTTCCATCTTTACTTTTGATTAAATCAAGTGGACTCATGGACAACCTTTCCCCATTGCATGACCGCCGTAAACACGTCGTTCAAAACGGTCTTTAGAAAACTCACCTGCTGTACTTTTAATCTGATCGGGTAACCATTGCATATTCCAAACAGCATCTGCACCACCACAGGCGCGAGGGATAACATGGTCAATTGCCCATCCTGGACAAGATCCTGCATGCAATCCAGTGGAAGGACAAGCCCATTGCTTCTTGAATGCATTAAGTACGGCTACAGATCTTGTAGCCTCGCCTGCTGCATTCCTGGTTACCACACCTAGATACCGAATATCTTTTGTAGCGTCAGGAACCTGTGCCCAGATAGAAGAAATGGGTAGAACAAGAAGCAGTGCAAACTTTAGGGAACTTTTGAGCATAGGGTGACCACACCTGTAATACCAAACTCCGCGCGAATGTCTCCATTGGTTGCGGGGGCGCTTGGTTTGGATACGTCGCATAAAGCCCCTACGGTGGCGCGTGTAACTTCCTTGGTTCCCAGAACGCCGTTGACCAGCGCAAAGGCTGGACGAGACGTGTATGTACCATTGGCCTTCACACTCCAAACTACAGCCTTAAACCCTGTGGTCCAAGTGGCCCAATTGTCTGAAACCCACTTGAACCGCTCAGCGCACAAATCCTTCGCGGCCTGATCTGGTGGTGCATCGCAGGTCCACTTAACGTTGCCTACCCATTGGGACTGCGCTTCAGTACGCGGGGACGTTGCAGCGATGACCTTCAGTACGGACATGCCGAAGGCACTTGGGCTGCATGTGGAGTGACTACACGAGAGACCATCGACATAAACACCATTCCCAAGAGGCTTTGTGCACAGTACCGCAATGTGCCTGCCTAGGGTTAAGTAGTCGTACTGAAAGCCAACCGGGCTACAGGTAGAAATAGGCGGTAGTATCTCCGCCCTGCTGTAGTTAACGCCGAGGCAGAGTAGTGCCAATACAATGGCATAAATTCTAATTTTCATGCTATATTCTTTATGGTAATCCAGATTTCTTCGCCCTGTCCAATGGCATCCTGTATGTCGGCAAATAGCCCTGCAAACGCGACTGCGGAACGGGTAATGGTATCTCCGTGTCGTTCCATTCCCACCAAGATACATCCGTGAGTGTCTGCGGCTGTATTTCCTGGGTGGATACGGATGCCCTCGAAATTAGGTACGTTAAGCAGCAAAGGCAGGTCACGCTGAAAGCGATTACTGAAAGTGACAACAATACGATACCGACCATAAGGTATGGCAGTCTCTCCATAAACTTTCTCCCCATCAGGACGAACTATATCTTCAAGCGTATAGCACTTTTCTACTTCGTTAGCATATAGCTTGCCAATTGTACAAACTGCACCACACACGGCACGAACAAGTTCTATTTCCATAGTTATTCCTTTAAATAGTTTCTGACTCGTTATCTGTTTTAATCAGATCGTTAAGTTCTGCTTGCATAAACTCCGGAATTGGTGTCCCATGCTGGCGCATAAGCCCGACAAACTGGCGCACTAGCATCTCCGTGCGCGTCAACTTAGTTTGCTGGCGATGCAGCTTAATATCCATTTCGTTAAACGCATGCCGTAGCAGGCTATTGTCAACCTGTACAGCTTCAATCTGTTTCCGCAAACTTTCGTAGTTTGCAGTAGTAGCTGCGGCACTTGCCTGATTGTTAGCTTCGTTCTTCCAAAATGTCATCATTTTTTGAACAAAGTAAGCAGCCCCAGCAAGTACGCCAGTTCCACCAAGAACTTGTTCCGAAATATCCCATTGCGTAGGAGGAATCATTTTTTAGCCTCTGCTATGTTAGCCGCACCAACCCAAACCTCAACAAGAACAAGAACAAACATAGTTAGGTCTGCGCTTCCAATAGAGCGGATAGGGTTATCCATAAAACTTAGCAAGGTGAATAACCACAAGTAGACGCCAAGCAGCATGGTGAAGTAGGCCAGCAAACGCTTGTGGTCGTTTAGAGCAAGATATACTTTTGCGCAACTATAGATAAAAAATGCTAGGCCCCAAACAGAGGCGGGGGCATGGCGAAGCATTGAGTTGTAGGCACCTCCCGTGGAGTCTGCAAACCACAAACCGAATGCAAATAAGAAGCCTGTAATAGAAAGAAGTATTCTTAAACCAAATACATCAGCAAGAAACAATTTTTTAACAGAGTTAGTCATTGTTGATCCTCTGGTAAGTTAAACTTCGCATTGTTATAAGCCCATTCGCAGTGATTTGACTTGTGCCACTTAAAGAGCCAGTCTATAGCTGGACGAAACTTGCCATAAAACATCCCTCTTTCTTCTGCCCGCCATGCTGCACTACTAAAGGATTCGTAAGGATACGAACCACCCAGAGTAGCCAAGGTGAATAGAAAACAGTCTGCTGCAAAGATGATATTAACAAGACGTGCTAACATATTCCGCAATTTTAACGGAAAAGGGCCACGTCTAGCTAATTATTTCTTTGAGAAACTAACTGGATATCTTATTTAAAAAGTTTACGCATGGCACTAGGGCACCAAACGACAGCACCACCCTCTCTCCACCCTTAATAGGCGTCGAAGCGTGTACATATTTACTAGCCATACAAAGCCATGCAGACCCTTCGTTAACATTCAACTCTACCCCAGCAATAACTGGGTTTCCCCCGAAATCCGGTTTGCGAGCCATAATATTTACTCTAACATGTTCCATTCCAAATGGGGCTTCGTCGATGTGTGGGTGCACATAGGCTCCTGCTAAGTAATGGTTCCCGATAAACGTACCAAACATAGGTTCTGGCTGCGCTCCCTGAAGGCTAAATAAGTCCATCACCTCTTGCCACTGCGGGTGGACTAGATGGGACTTATACCTTCGGCCGTACCCGTTGGGTGTTGCCAATCCCCAGTTTACCTCTGGGACAACAATGGGGAATGGCAGAGTTATTGGCATAAACACAACAGTAGTTATGCCTTAACCTTTGACGCAAAAATAAACAGATCGTCGAGCTGCGTTTCTGTTAAGCCAAGCATCTGAGCAAGGGCTAAGACGGTTGGAGACTTCCTACGAAATTCCTGCGCATCCTGCCAAGCAAGTTTGGATAGTACGGGGGTGTCCGCAAGTGCCATATAGGTATCAATTGTCTGCAAATAACCAGCTTGGTATAGAGCAACGCGGGCTTGAAATCTTGAAACCGACTCTGGCACGGCAGGTCCGGTAGGCTCAGGAGGTGCAGGAGGTGGATTTGGATCTGCAAAGCCGGACTGGGCGCTGTATACCCATCCCATTAAAGGTATGGCGTTATCCGGAACCAGTACAGCCGTGTGGCCGGGGAAACTCTCCGCAGAATCCCCAACCACAAGATTGATAACTACAGATTGTTCGTTAAGAAGTGCAAATGTACTCATGTTATTAAAGACCTTGAAAAGTCCTCCGGGTTAGCCCCTGCGGGAATGCAGGCGGGATCAATAATGTCGTTAAGCCCACTGCCCCAGCGCAGAGCGTGAATACAGTAGGCCACTGTATTGTCCTCGAGCGCTACCAGTTCGTGCACTTTATCCTTATGGATAAAAATCATTTTGGGTGCTTTGAACTCCGAGGTTTGCCCCTCAATAGTTACTCGCAGGCTTCCGCTTGCAAGTAGGGTCATGTGGTCAAACTGGTGGGTATGTCCAAGCTCCGTATCTCCCGCCTTCAGAAAGTGCATCTGACGAGAGAAAATATTTGCAATGCTGCTAATTTCAATTTGCGGCTGTTCCATCTGTGGCCTCTATGCGTATTCGTAAACAGTAACCATCCCAGAGCCACCAGCTCCACCTGCTTGTGCGGCATAACTGGTATAGCCGTAACCAGCAGTCCCTCCATACCCTCCGTACCCGCCGTTTCCACCTTGACCGGAGTTTGTCTGACCGGCAACACCTGTACTTTGGGAGGGGTTTTGTCCACCCATAAAGCCATAGCCTACGCTTCCGGGTTGCGGTGTAAAACCACCTGTTCCTGTTGTTCCCTGACCTGCGGTAAGAACCGAGCCAAAAGATGTGGTTCCACCACTTGCTCCAATAGTCACAGTTTGCGTAACCACATTGGTGGTAAATAACCTTCTAAGTGCTCCAGATATTCCTCCTGCACCAGAGGCTCCGTAGCTTCCGGAGGCATAAGTCGGGGTAGCCCCCGTTGCCCCCGGAGCACCGGGACCAAGGCACTCGACCAGAATTCGAGATACCCCTGCTGTCGGGGTGTAGGTAAAGCTTCCAGATCCTGTGAATACCTGAACGTTTAGGAGTGCGCCAGCCGGAGCCGTTTTACCAACAGAGCGAAAATTACTGCCATCGCAAAGAATGACAAGGGATTGTCCTCCGGCCAGAGATACCGTTGTGCTGCCGTCAAGCGTCTCTGTTCCGTTCGGGTCCACCGTAATGGCGCCGGAGCCTGAGTTGCGCACAGAGAACGCGAAGCCATCCCCCAGCGTATTTGCCGCAGTAAGGGCTAGAGTGAACGTACCGCTTAGATCGAAATGAGTACCTCGGTCTGAAGCAATTACCGTGTAGCCCGCAGTCTTAGTGACCACCTTGTTATATGGAGCGCCCATTGCCTGCAAAGCTGGGGATTGTCCTCCAGTAGTTCCAAGGAGGCCTGAAAGAAAATCTCTTAAGCCTGTAATTGCTATCTTAAAGGCACCTTCGCTTACGGAACCAGACGTAAAGTCTGAGCTTGGGGGTAGTGCTGCCATTTAGTATCTCCACATAAGAGTTGTGTCTATTGCATTCCACATAAGGGTTGTGTCGTTAGCTGCCCACATATAGTCAGCTGTTCCGCCATAAAGGATTTGAGTCCATGGCCCACGAGCAATACCAACTGCTGCCACACGCAGGATTGTAGCATTTCCGTATAACGCTGTGGCGGTATAGTTGGAGGTAGTTGTTTCGCCTGTTCTAGTCCACGAAATACCATCATAAGATTGTTCAATTAAATAGTGGTCAGCCCAAGGACTTGGCGTCCATGTCATCAACATGGCTGCTGCATCATTTGGCATTGAACGAGCAAGTAAACCTAACACCAGAGGCATATTTGTGTAGCCAGCCAGTTGAGAGGTTACTTGCGTTGGAGTTAGTTGACCACTTTCAGCAGTATGAACATTATCGTCTTCATTTACACAAAGAATAGTTGACGTATTAATACTATCCGGTTTAACCGAAAGTACCCTAGCCCTTTGACGCCAAGTTTCAGCCCAGCCAAACATAAAATGTGTCCGCTCTTCTGCTCCACCTGTATAAATTGTAAATCCTGGAGCAGTTGTGCAGACAAGTTTATCGGGTGTTCCGCCAAGAGTTACCAAGTAGGGACCATCTATAGAGCCATCCCGCTTGCGTAGACCAAGATAGTGAGGACCTGAGCCCCAAGTAACTACTTCGTTTGTAGTATAAACATAGCCAGATGCACTTGCCCCAGTGGTTACAATATAGTCCTTTGCAACAGAACCTGCCTCCAATTGGGCACCCCAAACATAAATTCCCTTTGATATATCGCCTGTATAGGACGCTAAAATATAGGATGCCCATGTTGGTGTTGCACTATTTGAGGCAGCAACAATTGCGTCAACTCTTCCTGACGTGTTAGTTGCTGTAACAGATACTCTATACCAACCATTGCCAACATTAGTTACAGACTAACTTGGGCTAACTGGAGAACCTGCAGAGCGAATGTCTAGTACATTTCCGGTTACTAAATCGATTAAAATTGAGTAGCGATTGGTAATAGTATCTGTTGCAATTTGTATAGAGGCCCATTGACGTTCTGCCTGTTTAACATAAAACGAAGCAGTGAATGGACCAGCAGATTGAGTTGATCCTTGGTAATGGTAATGCCCAAGTGTTGAGGTAGTCTCAATAATTTTGTCTGCAGTAGTTAAACCATCTGGTGCAACTGTAGCATTGGCACTCAATGTACTGGTTCCCTCTGGTAACCATGCGGAATTATCAAACTGCTCCGAATAGGTTAGCAGGTTTGTTACGGAACCGCTGTAGCCAGTTATTTCCCCGCTCTGCCCCCACCCCGGCATGTCGTGCTGGATGGCGATCAGGTCTCCGAACGATGGAATAAATCCCTCCATCTCGGTCTTAAACGTGATTAGCCTACGGCGATAACGATTAGAGGCTGCTTGGTACATACCTTCGCGAAATGCTTGATCTCGTCCCGTTACACCGAATAATTCAATTTTTGCCGGTGTAGCAGCAACAGACGTTGGGAGTTTTGCACGAACAGTTGCCTGTGCCCATCTACCAGAATCGAAGTATTTAACATCTACCGCATCTGCTGTCTCTGGGGTAGGCATCAAATATTGGATGCTAAAAGAACCCTGTACAATGTTGCGGGTACTGAACATAGCCACAGGAATTGTCAATGCTTGATCTCTCATTACTCGAAGCACACCACCTTGTAAAAATGGTTTTGTACGAACAGCACCGGCTATCTTTGTTATTACTTCCCAGAAATTTAAGAAGTTGTCGAAGCGACCATCAAAACTATCACTGCGACCAGTACAAGTTGTATTCAGGGTAAGAAGGCTGGCTAAATCGATTTGAGAATCGGTCATTCCTATTTGCTTGCAAACATATGCCATAGCCCAAGAAGGACTCCTTGTGGCTGTATTTGCACTCCAGGTTGAACCGTTCCAGATTGGAAGTTTTCTGGTAACAATAACATTAACTTTTCGGCTTGCAAGAGACGATAAGTTATTACTAGCTTTCATTCGGATAGCAAGTAAAGTAGTATCCCCAAACAGTGCAACTTCTGGTAGGTAAGATCTTAAACCTGCCCACACTATATTATGGCCGTAAGATGATCCTGTTTGTTCAGAATCTGTTCTACGAACTCTAACCTCGTAACGTCCCGCTGCAACAGGATATCTTTCGCTATAACGTTGAGGAGTGGTAGTTCCGCCCGTATAAGTTTTGGCAAAGAGTGTGGCCCATACCCCCGCACTTCCGGCCAATGGAACACCAATAGTATCTACACCTCTATACTCTACCAAGGTAGAAATACTCATATTACTAAGTGCGCCTGTACTAAGATTCATTGAGTATATACCTTTTGGCATAACCCAATCAAATCCTAAAAAGTTAGCCTGAGTTGTTCCAGGGTTAGTAATAAACCCTCCAACCCAATCTCCCATAGTCACATTTCCGCTTCCTGTATAACTGGGGGCAGTAAATGTCAAAGTATTAGCATCTGGAGCCGTGGCTACTGTATATGTTCCAGAGGTTGCGCCACCAGAGGTAATGTTAAGATAAAGTATTGCGCCAGAAGACTTTCCGTGACCCGTAAGGGTAACCGTAAGAACGGTACCGGCTTGAGAATATGTGGCAGACCAACATGCAAGGGACTGTCCGGATACTTCTACACTAGCCAGTACATTAGCCGGAAATAGGGTAGGGGATTCCGTTGGCTCAACCTTTTGAATTGTAATCTCTTCAAAATTTCCAGTAGGTGTAAAACTATTACCCGTGGCAATAATGGTATCTTCGATACGAACAGACTCAAAGTCGTAGTAGCCTCTGCCAACACAAAGGAGTTGATATAGGTATTGTTCGTTTCCTGCATACTCTGTGTAAGGCTGTGCAGCAAAGTCCGGGTAAGCAATGTGCCTGCCAAAATGCTCCGGGATAGCAGCGTCCAGCCGCGCCATGTTGCCCTGTGCCTGTAGGCTGTAGGTAGGGCTAGGTGTGGACAAACTAGCCGTTTGTAGGGCACTTGTAGCGGCTTTTGGGGGTGGAATAATGGCATTAACTAGGGCCATACCAACCATTGACGCACCTGCGGTCCACGCTGCTGCACTTCCCCCTAATACGCCTGCCCCGAATATCCCAGGACCCATAAATGCACCAATTTCCGGTGCAAATACAAGCACAGCCAGAGTAAGAATAGTTCGCATTGGATCGGAACCACCCCCATCCCCTCCACCTCCACCCTGTGGTAAGGCACGAACATCAATAAAGGCAACAGATTGGAAATCGTTAGGAACTAAATCCCAATTAGCCCGAAGTATTGGCTTTCCGTCTACAAACACAAGATACGGAAGTTCCCAAAGTGGGTCAAGCTGTTTTAAACTCAAACCACTATATTCCTCTATCCTGCGGCTATTTGGGGATAGAATATTTTCAAGATAAACAACAGTAGTCATTGGCGCAACTCGAAAAATTCACGGCGGCCAAATCCGCTAACTGGCCAAGAACTATCTGATGTAAATATTACACCAGCACCTTTAACGCAATGTAATACACCACCACCATCTATATCTAACCAAGTACCAATGTGCATGGGACGTCGAATAATTACAGCACAACCCTGTTTTGGCGCATCTAATTTTGTCCAACGTTTACGTTCTGGATGGTCTCCAAATAGATGTGCAAGAGAAATAGGATCTTCGTAGTTAGTTGCAATAATACTAGGAACAGCAATCCCGAAATGTTCTTTTTGAATATTTCGAAAAAATCCCATACAATCGTAACTATTTGGACCTTGCGCACCAGCCTCCCAAGGAATACCAATATAGTTAACAAAAGTCATAGCAATCCCGGAAATACTTCGGAGCTATACTCTTTAGTTGGAAATCGTTTATTCATTAGATTTGCAAAGGAGGCCACGGCTGTAACCTTATACAAATCGGCAGTAACCGACATAATTGTTAAACTTAATGGTGGATTATTTTGAGGGCTGCTTAAATCGGAACTTAAAAATTCACGATAAATAACACTAACCATGTCGGTTGTTGAAAGGGATGCCTCTATGTTAGCCACAATAGAACGGTCTACATTATCTAACGAGATGGTAACCTGCGGAATGCCATCTGGAGAAATATCTGGACGCGTGAAGTCAAAATTGAATCCTACAAACGTCACGGCTGTGCTAGGATTTCTAGGAGCAGTTGCCTCAAGTGTGGCTACAAGATCTGCAAAGTCTCTTACAATACGGATTGGGGATGTAAACGCAGGATGGTATAGCTCTAATGTGTGGTAAATGACCACATTAGAGGGTGCAGCCGCATACGCTTCTTTAATTGCTTGAGTTAAAGTGGTGTCCGGCATTATCGAATTTCCAGTCTTGCTGTAACCGTCCAACTATTTGTATTTCGATAAACAGCTTTATGGGCACCGACAAATTTAGCGGTAACACTGGTCAACCCTCCGCCACCAACGGGTAGATTAATTGAAAACCAACTAGCACCCCCTGCCGCACCTGTTGAGGAATTATCTACCCATGCACGAAATATTGTATATTGGCTATCGGACATTTGCCAAGAAACACTTGCCTTATCGTTTTGCGCAGTTGTGCGTCTACGTGTACGGCTAGCACCAGATTCCATTTGCGTAGAAATTGTCTGATCCACTGGCTCAAGCGAATAATCCCATGTGGGATTAGGTAAGGTTGTGGGCCAGCTAGACATTAATAGGCTCCGGCTACTCGGTTAAGACCATAGGTTTGAGACATAGCACTTGGTACAGAACCAGATCCTTTGGAAATATCTCCAGCAATAGAGTTTTTAACTTTTTCCACAAATACATCCAGTACATCTGTTCCGTTTTCGGTACGGCGATTTTGTGTTCCGCCATTACCGGGAGATTCGATAATATTGACAGTTACTGTGTTCCCACCGCCTCCGCTGGATTGTACACCCAATTTTCCGTTCGCGCCACGAGTAAGCGGCATAACAGCTTCCGGTCCAGCCTCCCCTGCAATGGCTTGTGAAAAACCACCTCCGCTAGCAAACATAAACGGAGTTGTTCTGGTTAGAACACTATTGTGAAATGCACCGCCATCGGCAAATCCCTGTACACCAGATGAAGTAAACGCATTACCGTTGGCGTTGAATAGAGAGGCAAGCCAAGACCCGCCACCCATCATGGCAGAGGACATGCCTTTCATCATACTTTGGCGAACTTCAATACGAATCAAATCGCTAATAATACTATCGGCTAAACTTTTAAAATCTAATTTGCCAGTCTTTACAAAGTTAACCATTATGTCTTCCATACCTTGAAATGCTTTATCGAACATTTTTTCGGTATCCTTAGCCACATTATTAATACCATCTAGGTAGTTCTTGTAAGACTCTTTTGCACCATTGTTCCAGTCTTTATTTATGCGTGCAAGAATTTCTCTGGTACGCTTGTAGCTTGCAACTTCGTCGTCGAAAGACTTTGTAGCAATAGCTAAACGTTCGTTTGCCCACTGCTTACCACGAATAACACCCTCGCGTTCAATAGTATCTTTCTCTTTTTGACGACGTGTCTCGATACCATCCAGTACAGCCATATCTGAACGCCC